TGGATTTCAACGAAGAAGATGTAGAATTTGCCGATCGGACACAGCTCAAATCACTGGCAACTACCATTGAACGACTAATACTAAAGCTTTCTGATTCGTTTCGTATAGGTAATGCTCTGAAAAATGGAATACCGGTGGCATTGGTAGGCGAAACCAATGTAGGAAAATCGACACTACTCAACGTATTGCTCAATGAAGAAAAAGCAATTGTCTCTGACATTCATGGTACAACGCGCGATGTGATTGAAGACTCTGTAAATATAAATGGAATCACATTTCGTTTTATCGACACCGCTGGTATACGTGACACAAAAGATAAGATCGAAAACATGGGTATTGAGCGCACTTATCAAAAAATAGAACAAGCATCGATTGTACTTTGGATACTGGATTGTACCCAGTTAAGCGAGCACATGGAATGGCTCACCGACCGCATAGCTAAACGTGCTACCGGGAAAAAAGTAATACTCGTTTTCAACAAAATAGATAAAATAACCGAAGACGAGCGTGATGTACTGACGCAAATGTTTGAACAATTTGAGGGTGAACGTATTTACATCTCTGCCCGTGAACGGATCAATACCGACGGGCTTCAAAATGCCCTTGTTGCTGCGGCACAATTACCTGAAATAAATCCGGGAGATGTGGTAGTAAGTAATATCCGTCACTACGAGGCCTTACAAAATGCTCATTCCTCTATTTGCCGTGTAATTGACGGACTCGACTCCGGCATTTCGGGCGATTTTCTGTCGCAGGATATTCGTGAGTGTATGCATTTTCTCGGGGAGATAACCGGACAAATATCAAACGATGAGATACTTGGAAATATATTTGGAAAATTCTGCATTGGAAAGTAACCTCTCATTACAAAACATATACAAAACATATACAAACCGCTGCAATCAACCGATTAGCAGCGGTTTTTCATTTCCTCAAATTATACCTTTTCTTTGGTTTATTATCTGTTTATTTATATTATATTTGTACCAGTGGTACAAACACGCTCAATTTGTACCAGTAAAATAGCCAGAAAGTGCATATATGCAACGTAGTGCTACCTGTTGCAACGTACTGCAACATAAAAAAGGGCGAAATTACCAAATGTCAAAAGCCAAGCTGAAAATAAAGAAGGTATGTGAGCATTGTGGGAAGGCTTTTGAGGCGGATAGAATAACTACCCGATATTGCTCTCACGAATGTAATCGGACAGCTTACAAGGTGAACCGGCGTAAAGTAGTAGTTGAGATGTCAGAAGAGCTGACAACCAAAAAGAAAATAGCAACTCTAGAAAGTTATTTATCGGACCAGGCATATCTTGGTATATCAGAAGCAGCAAAACTGTTTGGATTAAGCCGGTGGACTCTTTACAGGTATGTGACATCCGGAGTGCTTCCATCGATACGGATAACGAAGCGTACAACCCGAATTAAACGAAGTGATTTAGATTCACTCTTCGAGAATACAGCACCTTATGGAATAGGTAACAAAACCAAAGAGCACAAGCCAATAACCGACTGGTACACGCTGGATGAAATAACGGAAAAATACGGGATTAAATACCGACAAATCAGAAAGATTATAAACGCTGAAGGTATTCCCGAAAAGAAAGATGGCCGGTTCACGCTGATAGCAAAGAACAGGACAGATGCGTACTTCAAAAAGCGGGGGTATAATGAATCACTTAGCAATCTATCCGACTGGGTGACTCTTTCTGAGATAATGAACGAATACAGTATGACGGAAACCGCCGCATACAGCTTTCTATCGGATTATAATATTCCAAAGAAACAGCAAGGAGGCAAACGATATTACTCAAAACAACATATAGACAACCTAAAAAAGAAGTAGTCATGAGAAAGAAGGTAAAAAGCGTAAAAGTAACGTTGCGGTTCCGAATGCTTGAATCCGGAAAGGAAACTTTGTATCTTGATTTCTATCCGGCGGTAACTGATCCCGAAACCGGCAAACCAACACGTCGTGAGTATTTAGGGATGTATGTCATTCCACTAAAAAAACGCAACGGAGACCTTATAATAAACGCCGACGGTACCTGCAAATACAGTCCAAGCGATTGCGAAACAGTACGGCTTGCCGAGATAATCCGCAACAACCGGCAAAATGAGCTAGATAAAGCCGAGATATATACAGAGAGTGAATCGGAAATGCTAAAGGCAAAAGAACGTAGCAAAGGGGATTTTATCGACTATTTCAAACATATGGCCGATGAGAAAAAAGCATCCAATCAGGATAACTGGGCCTCTGCCCTACTCCACTTAAAATCCTATACGCAAAAGACAGATAAAAGCAAAATGATCCGGTTCTGTGATATCACTCTACAATGGTGTGAAGGATTCAGAAATTACCTGATGTCAACCAATAGCAACCGGGGAGATGCAAAACTAGCCAACAACACTGCAGCGGCATACTTCGTGAAGTTTAAAATTGCTCTGAAAACAGCTTACCGGTACGGGTACCTACCTAAAGATTTAAATGCTGATCTGAAAAGTATCAAAGAAGTAGAAACGCACCGGGAATTCCTCACACTAGACGAACTTAAAAGCCTTGTTGACGCACCATGTACCGATGAAGTAGTGAAACGGGCCGGTTTATTCTCTGCCTTGACCGGACTTAGACACTCTGATATACTCAAAACGAAATGGGGTGAAATCATAGATAATGCCGGAGTGTACACACTAAAATACACAATCCAAAAAACAAGTAAGTACGAAGAGCTTCCGATATCTCAAGAGGCCGTGCAGCTTTGTGGTGAACGAAAGGATCCTGACAAACTCGTATTTGAAGGGTTGAAGTATTCGGCTTATGCAAATAAGGCCCTTGCACAATGGCTGGGATCTGCCGGAATTACCAGGAACGTAACGTTTCACTGCTTCCGGCATACTTTTGCCACACTTCAGCTGGCGAGCGGTACCCAGATAACAACTATCCAGAAGATGCTAGGGCACAAAAAGCTTGAAACTACTATGGTGTATGCCAAGACACTAGAAGAGGCAGAGAGAGAGGCTTCGAACAAGATAAAAATATTATGAATGACTTGCAGAAATATAAGGATTTATTTCTGTCGTTCACATACGGGTATGATTTCTGCGAATATAAAGATCAGCATGAATATCACGTAGCTGTTAATATTTTATTTACCCATTATGTGTATTATGAAACTGGAGAATTAAGGCCAATTGAAAAAGCATTAAACAAAAGCCCCCGAACAATAAGATATTATTTACAGCAATACGACAATAGAATAGATAATGATATAATTCTAAAGTGCCTCAATAAGGCATTAGAGGAAAAACTTAAGAGCCGTTGAGATAATCAACGGCTTTTTTATTTAAATCGGCTCAAAAGGTCGTTTTTTTATCATACATGCTAAAATTAACCAAGTGGCAAAAATTAAATATATATGACAAAATATTGAAACCATAGCAGGACAAAAAAGCAGCACCTTTGCAAGGTAACAAACAGTAACGGAAAAGCGACACCAGTCGAATGTACAACATTTAGATGAAGAAAGCACGGACAATTTAATTTATAAAAAAATGGACTTAGTAAAATTAGCAAAGGAAAATCCCGATATTAATATCACACTTACCGGAAAAGATCTTAGTGAACTTGTTGCCAAATGTAATAATGACTTAGAAACCTATGTAAGTGAGACTGAAGCAATAAAAATACTAAATATTAATCGTTCTACATTATTCAGGTGGAAAAAAAAAGGATATATCTCAATAACTGATATTAGAGGTAGAATGAAATACAGAATGTCAGACATTAAAAATATTTTGGAAGGTAAAGCATGACTGATTCACCCATAATTCAAAACCCAAACAATCTAACTTTCGAGCAATTACCTAAAGTAGTTGCAATACTCATTGATGAAGTAAGAGAGTTAAAGAAGGCTTTATCTGAAAAAAGCGAACCTGATATTTTGCCTGATAAGTGGATGAACATCCAAGAACTTCAAGAATACTTGCCGAATCATCCAGCCAAAAATACAATTTATTCATGGGTAAGTGGACATCGGATACCAAACCACAAAGGAGCAAAAAATCTTCGATTTTTGAAATCTGATATAGATCAGTGGCTGTTAAGTGGAAAACGTAAAAGCGAAAGTGAATTGCATACCGAAGCTGCAAACTATCGATCCGGTAAGAAAGGATTACGCCGCTATGAGTAAGGACGAAAAAAAAGGAAGTGTTGGGGCAAACCCCCTTTCCACTCGGAAAGGGGGCATAACATGAAGTATTACCTACACGATTCTAACTCTTTTAACGATGAAAAGATCACTGAACTATTTATTCAGTTCGGATATGAAGGTTTAGGACTTTTCTATACGATTCTTGAAAAAATCGCTGCACAAGAAAAGCCAATAAAAACCCATGTGCTAAAATCTCAGCTAAAGGTCGGGAAAAAGCTTGAAAGATGTTGGTTGTTTATGGAAGAAATCGAACTCATTAACACAAATAATGGCGAAACTTTCAACAAACAATTGCTAAACTATAGCGAAAAGTACAAGATAAAAAAAGAAAACAACACAAAACGTATTGCAGAATGGCGTGAAAAACAAGCAATTGAAAAAAATGTAACGTGTTACGAAAGTGTTCATAACGTCCCTAAAGTAAATATAAGTAAAGTAAATATAAATAATAGTATAATAGGAAACAAATCGGAAATACCGATTTTGAATACAAACCAAAATTTTATTATCCCTTCTGTTTCTGAAATATCAAATTACTGTTTGGAAAGAAAGAATTCAGTAGATTCTAAAAAATTCTTTGACTTCTACCAATCGAAAGGGTGGATGATAGGAAAGAATAAAATGAAAGATTGGCAAGCTGCGGTCCGTAATTGGGAGAAATCAGAAAACTCCAAATATAAACACCCGGCAACAGATATTCTTGACACAAATTTTAAAGAGCAACTTTGTAAATTTTAATATATGAATGAATTTGAAGAGATATTCGAAAGAATGAAAGTACACGGGTTGAAGGTACCAATGAACAGAGTCAATATAAGAGTACCCAACGCAAAAATAGTTCTTGAAAATGCACTAACATATTTTCTGAGTTTGGAGGGTAGAGAAATGAAATGGTTACCGCAATACGATTTGATAGCTGAATGGCTTGAAGATAATCAAGGGCGCGGACTTTTACTATATGGAAGCTGCGGTTTAGGAAAAACGTTTCTTACTCGATATGTAATTTCCGCAATTATCCTTAAGTACTGTAGTAAGGTTGTGACTTCATTTGATATGACAGAAGCGAATAAGGATCCTGACAAAGTATTAGTTAAACATATTATTTCGCTCGATGATATAGGAACGGAGGATATTTCCGTGAAATTCGGTGAAAGGCGTTCTATCGTACCAGAAATACTCGATTCTGCAGAGAAGTATGGAAAGTTACTTTTGCTTACTTCAAATTTAGGAGGTGAAGACCTGATAAAAAAATATGGCAACAGAACATTTGACCGGATTCTGGCTGTAACGCGCCGGATAGAGTTTAACGGAAAATCTTTTAGAGAGTAATATGAAAACTTTCTAAAATAAAAATAGTAGAATTGAGACTGGTAAGATACTACAAGCCAAAAATGAAACTCAAGCCAAGTCCTTTTAGACAGATTGAAATGATTATCATCGGCTAAACTATAAAAATCCTTCGAAATATATGAGTTGGTACTGAATGGAGGGCTGATTCTTTCAGTTTTGGTATAATTCTAAAAACATAATTAATTAATAAGCATCATGAAACCACAATTCGGACTAACATATTCAATGATAGATGGCCATTCAACAATAACATCCATTACGCCTCGTAACGGGGATACAATCAATATAGAGTACAAGAATGGCGTCCCTGATATAGAAAAATTAACGGAAGAACAGTTGAACATAATTACTGACTGTTCAAATTGGTTGGAGAAGCAATGGAATACAAATCCAAAATCAATTGTAAGAGGAATTAGAAAAGGAAAGTCAAAGCGAGCAAATGGTAATCCCTCTTTGTTTATTCGTTCAACTAATTCTTAAGCCAATTTTAAACCACAAGAGAATGATTAAAGTTGAATATAAAACAGATCTCAAGAAGATTCAAAAGGAATTTAAAAGCCAACTCTCTGAAAAAGAAATTCTGAAAACAACTGCTTTTGCATTGAATGAAACTGCACGAAAAACGAGAACGCAGCTAAAAAAAGAGGCAAGGGCTGGATATACTATTGATAAGAAGTATCAGGAAAGGATGTCGGAAATTACAAAGCCGGCACGCGGCACGCAATCAGGATTATATGTTGAATTGAGCACGAACACATCCCCTATTCCCCTAATCGGATTTAAGCACCAAGATCTAAAGCCAAAACCATGGAAAAGGGGTGTGGCTGGCGGGGTGCAAATTGAAGTATTAAAAGGCAAACAACAGCTTTTGAAACATGCCTTTATAGCTACTATGAGCAGCGGACACACCGGAATTTTTCAGCGAGGTAGTTACCAAAATGGAAAGTTTAAGGCAGGGAATGAAAAGATTTCTTCAGGAAAGACAAGGATAACAGAACTCAAAACAGTTTCGCCTTACTTTATATTTAAAAACAAAGATATTCAAAAGCGGATCACGCAAACAATCGAATCACAGTTACCGGGGCGGCTTAGGGTATTCCTTCAGAAGAAGGTAGACAAGCTGAAGAAGTAAAGGTACTGTAAAACGACTTTAGAAGTAGGCGGGTACCACCCCCATTTTTTCGCTAGTTACATAAAAAAAATCACTTACCACTTACCAATAAAAAATGGATAAAAATACTGAAGAATCAATTAGCATTAGAGCTTTTGCAAAGAAATGCCAAGTCTCACATGTTGCTATTTTACAAGCAATTAAAGATGGAAAAATCATTGAAGGAGTTACGAAAGACAAAAAAATTATTTCAAGTGTTGCAATCAAAGAAGCTCAGGACTGGGGTCTTATGAGAAAAATTGCAACAGAAAGAGACGTTGAAAGACTTATTCTCGAATATTTTTCAGACGTGGCATCAGTTGGAATATATATAGCCCTTGACAACAGGGACTTGACGACGGAGCTTTTAAGCATGGCTAACGATCCGGAAATGTTTTTCGAGGCAATGGATGACCGTCTAGCTGACTACTTAGAAGATCGTAGGCAAAAACTAATTTCAAGAGTATCATAAACATGTAAAATAATTAATTATGGGTGAGAACATGAAACTAGGACTAGTCTTATCTGCAACAGATAGGTTTAGTCGTGTTGTTGATCGAGCTATGGGGAGGTCGCTAAATTCAATGACTAACTTTCAAAAGCGTGCAAATGCCATTGGAGGAAATATGCAACGCTATGGTGTTGGAATGATGGCGGCTGGTGCGGCTATCACAGGAGCTTTAGCTGCCAATGTAAATTCCACAATGGAGAAGGCAAAACAAATAGAGTTTACGTCTCAAAAAATTGGTTTATCAACAGAGCAGTTCCAAAAACTAAACTATGCAGCCTCAAAAAGTAATCTGTCTGTAGACCAGTTTAGCACCGGGATGGGCAAACTATCAAAGACAATAGTGATGGCGACAGCTGGACAAAAAGCAAGCCAGAAGATAATGAGAATGGCTGGAGTTACCACAAAAGATAGCAACGGACATTTGAAAGATACTACTCAAATACTTGGGGAGATTTCCGATAAATTTCACAAAGCACCCGACGGACCTAAAAAGGTAGCTTTAGCTATGTTGATGTTTGGAAAGTCAGGACGAGATATGATTCCAATGCTCAATAAAGGTGGAAAAGCAATTACTGAGTTGGGCGAAAAGTTCAAAAAATCAAATTCGTTTTTGACTGGAGAAAACATCCAAGGATTTAAGAAGTATAGATCAGCTATAGCAAACACGAAGCTACAACTTGACGGATTGAAAACCCAAATTGCCGTGGCTACTCTACCACTTGCGATAAAACTTGCGGACAAGATCTCAAAGATAGCAGATAAGTTCGGGCGATGGATTCAACGAAACAAGGCTTTATTTACTACTATTGTTTCAACAACTGCCGTTATCGGAGGCTTACTTACTGTAATGGGGGCTTTTAATATAGTTTCCGGATCGGTAATTAAATTTCTTGGCACAATGTCAAAAGTAATTGCATTTGCAAAGAGAGCAAATTTAATGTATGAGTTGGGGTTCAAAAGGTTAATCATAATAGAGAAACTACAAGCTGCGTGGACTAAAATAACAGCGGCCGGACAATGGCTATTAAATGCCGCCGTGGCTGCTTTTCCAGCTATTCTAATAGTGGCCGGAATAGCCGCTGTAATTGCTGTTGTCGTGGTTTGTTGGAAGAAATTTGCAGGATTTAGAGCAGTGGTAAAAACAGTCTTGGATACTATAAAAGGCTTCGGGAATATACTCAAAGAATATGTAATCGATAGGATCAAAGGTCTAATATCCGGAATTGGAAGCGTAAGCAAGGCATTTGCATTATTACGACAAGGCAAGTTTACGGTAGCCGGAAAAGTAGCCTGGAGCGGAGTTAAGGACTTGTCGGGAATTACGGCCACTCAAAATGCAGTTAGGAAAAGTGTCGTTCTTGTAAAAAGTATTCCGGGAACATATAATCGTCATCTAGCAATAGAAGAAGCTGCTCAAAGGATCAAAGATGAACCAAAATCACGAGCTGCGGTTAGATCGTCTCAAGCATATAATTCTAGCACTATTCAACGAGCTAACGTAAGTAATGCGCCTGTCCTGAATTATAGTCCAACAATTCATATTAGCGGAGGTGATAAAACAGCAGTTGATAATATATTTAAAGATCACATAAAAGAGCTAGAGCAGATGATGAAGAAAATTAGTGCAGCTCAACAACGAGTATCATTTAGCTAATTGTATGAAACAAACTTGATGAACTAAACACAAAACAAATTATAATGGAAAAAAACAGTTTGACTGAAGTAGCAAGAAAAGCAGCGGTAACGCTATTTTGGAATAAGAATAATATAACTAACGAAATCGAGAAATATGTTTCGTCGGTCACCTATACGGATCATGAGGAAGAAGCCACTGACGAGATATCGTTGGTTTTGGATAATACGAGTTCCATTTGGTTTGAGGATTGGTATCCGGCTGAAGGTGATACTTTACAATTATACATCGGGTACCAGGACAAACAAATAGATAGCGGGCTGTTTGAAGTCGACGATGTGACACTTTCAGGACCTCCGGATGAGATAACGATTAAAGCTATTTCTGCCGGCATTTCGAAAGCACTTAGAACGCGAAATAATAAGGCGTTTGAAGAACAAACGTTGAAGCAAATAGCTCTTTATTTTTGTCGAAAACATGGATTTACACTGGTAGATGGTTCTAATATGCTTTCTCAGATTTGGCTTGACAGAAAGACTCAGGAGAATAAAACCGACCTGGCTTTTCTATCGGAATTAGCTAAAGAATATGGGTTTATGTTCACTGTCAAAGGTCAAAAAATGGTGTTTATCAGTTATCATGATCTTGAAAATACAGCATCTGTAGCTGAGATAGATAAAACGCAAGTATCAACCTACGACCTGAACGAAAAAACATTCGATACGTACGCGGGTGGTCAGATACGGCAAAGAAACCGAAAAACAGGAAAACTCATAACTTATGAAGTTGACAACATTCTGGACACAAACAGAACTGATAAAGCGATTTTTACCGGATCCGTAGCTTCGAGTAGTCAAGCTGAAGCCAAAGTAAAAGGCGGTTTGTGGGGGAAAAATAAATACAAACAATCCGGAACAATCACAGCCCCCGGTGATCCTCAGATGGTAGCCGGAAATAATTTTGATTTGACCGGATTTGGGAAAGGATCCGGTAAATATCATATACCAACCTCAACGCACACGATTGATAGTGGCGGTTATACGATGTCTTTAGAAATTAGAAAGACCGGATCTATTCCTAAGCCAAAACGAGTACCAAGAGTCAAGCAACCTAAACCATCGACTGCTGAAACTGCCGCTGATAGTCTAGGAGAAAAGGAGGAATAACAAGACAAAAAATGAAACTGCACTAAGATAAGTAAAAATAGCCTTCATATTGGGGGCTATTTTTATACCACCAACACTATAAAAACAAAAAGCATCCCGATAATAGCAAGTAAAAACACCATACATCCCGGATAATTGGTTGTTGTTTTCCTATACACTTTGTTGTAAGCATATTTCTTCGGGTTAGTTATCCAACCGTAACCACGGGGAGCTTTTACTCCTAATGAATTTCGAACATAACGTTTTACACTTGTTCTGGCTGCAATTCTCTTCTTGATAGATGGTGTTCTAAATCCTATTTTCATAATATCAAAAAATTAATCAGTTCAATTGTCAATTCTGCATCCAATAGCACTTGCAATTCTATGTTATAGTTTCTCCGGTATTATAATCGAGTAGGAACGATTGTAAAGCTTGATCACTATCTAACTTATAAGTTTTGCCTTTAAACTTAATTAAGCCGTACAAATCAGAATCAACACCAATCAGATTAGAAACCGGAACACCCAGAGCCTTAGCTATTTTTTCCAACATCTCAACAGTTGTATTTCCACCATTTATTATTCTACTTAGCGAAGTCTGCGGAACATCTATTAATTCAGCAACTTTTGCAACCGTGAATCCTTTTTCTTTAATAACCTCTTTTATTCTCATATATGTTATGTATTAATGCTGCAAATATACTAATAATATCATATATGGCATTTATTTTCCTTTAATATATCAAATATAATATGTATTTTAGTATTATTAACTGTAAAGTTGATTTATAAATATATTATATATGTTATCTTTGTATCAAATAAATGACATATATAATACATAAAGCCATAACAACAACCGCAACATCAATAAAAGTCGATTATTAAAATGCACTTGGTATCTGGTAAAAGAACGTAGCTTTTTTGTCGTTTGCTTTGAAAACCGTTTGGAAAGAAATGAAAGAACCAATCAAGGATCATTTAAGAATTTGTTTTTGCAGAATCGTTGGTTACGTTTCAGTGGCTTAGAATGCAATAGCCGAGGCAATGACAGCCTATTACAATTAAAAAGCCTACAAACAAAGGAGATTAATCAGCTAACAATTAAAAAATAAAATTATGGGGCTAGAAGATCAAATGAAACAAGCAGCAGAATATCAAATAAGCGAAGCAGATAAGGTATTACTTAAAGCAAATATTTTAATGATGAATATAGCTTTTGAAGATAAAAATTATAAAACAGCTGCGGAAACTTCAAAAGCTGCATTAGACATTGCTGTAGATAATCCAAAAGCTAAATTTATATTATTTTGGTCAAATTACAGACTTAATTATAAATCGCCGAAATG